GAGAAAAAGCCTGTGGACATAGGATTTGGTGGCGATAGAAAAATTTTAGAGCGTATAAGAAACTTTATTGGTCTTGAGGACGGCGGTGCAGTTCCACCGCGCCGTACAGACATTGGTGGTCAGGATCACATGTTGTCGTACATTACGCCAGATGAAGCTGATATTCTAAAAGCTCTAGGTGGATCTGGCGAACCCGGTCCTATGGGCATTCCTGCTTACGATGATATTGACGAAAGTTACGGCATCGACAGTTTTGACGATTTTGGCAGCGGCATGAATGAGGGTCAAGACAGTGTAACAGCCGACACTTATAGTGGTGGTGGCTCTAGTGATGATGGCAGTTCTGACGCTGATGAGGTAGGTGACGCAACACAAGTAGCAGCCATGTTTGATAGTTATGATGACAGTGGATCTGATGCAGATGAGGTTGGTGATTACGAAGTAGAACAGGCTGTTATTAATGAGATCCTTGGCGGTGGTGGAGGCGGTGGGACATTAGGTGATACAGATGTGTATTCTAGTGTTTTAAACAGTCCCATGCGTCAAGACGAAAGAACCATGAATCCTGCTGATTTTGAGTCCAAGTATGGCTTTCCGCCCAGTGGTTCTTCAGGAACAACCAAATCAAATGTTGTAGATACGCAAGGAACTGGAATTTCTTCTGTAAACACTGGTTCTCGTGGCTCTACTGATGTTGAGGGCTATTATAATGATCTTCTTGGCTTAGATGATTTGTTGTCAAATCCTAACGCACCTACAGGTCCAACGGATGGTAGTTTGCCCGGTGACGATAAAGGGCAGGACCGTTCTACTGGAACATATACTGATCCGACTAAAGCGGCAGAAATTGAAGCTCTTCAGCAGTTAAATAGAGATCTTTATGATTTGTCTCGCAGAGAGAGAAATGCTGTTGCTAAAGGGGCATATAACCCGATAGGTCTTTTAGAGGCAAAAAATGTAAGAAATTTAGCATCTGCTGCGGTTGGCTCTCCTCCGGGTCTTTTAGAGGGCATTAATATTTTTTCTGGAAATCAAGTTGGCCCCGGTTTAGATCCTTCTGAATTAGCTGCTTTGCAGAGTCGTGGAATTAGAGGCTCTACTGGCGTAGACCCATTTGGCAGACCAACGGATGGCATTATTGGTTTCCGAGATGAGTCTGGAAATGTAGCTTTTGGACGCGATCCAGATCAGCAGCTTGGCGGCGGTGGCGATGATCGGCCAGCTAAGTCTCCAATGGATCCATGCCCACCCGGGTTTAGCTTAGTGAACGGCACATGCACACCAGTATCAAACAGCGGAGGTGGTTCTCTTGACACGGGAGAAATAGGCACAGGACAGCCTCCGCCACCTCCGGCACCTGTGATTGTTCCGTCATCTCGTCAGTCTATGCCATTTGTAGGCACGATGCCTTCTGGTTATGGCACTCCCATGACAGGTGGTGTTAATCCGCAGGTTATGTCAGAGATGCAGAAGTACGCACAGTTACT